CCTATATTGAAATTAAAACCCATATATAGCAAAAAATCCCTACTCGATGTTAATCAAGTAAGGATTAGATTTAAATTGTGTTGTGTTTACGTTCATTTAATTTGTACGATGCATCTTCACATCGGTTAATTGCAACAAATATATAAATTATTATTTAGATTGGATTAAAATAATGGATTATTTTTAAATCATCTTTAACTCTACTAATAAACTACTTATATTTTTTAAGAAGTCGTCGCCCTCATATCCAATTCTAATATCCATCTTTTTAGGATTTTTTAATCTAAATCTTTTAAATAGGCTTTCTTCTGCATCGTTCCTAAGTGATTCAATTACTTCTTTTTCTTCTGATTCACTTATGTTATTTGATATTTTTGTGTAGTATTTAAACGTTGTAAATCCTAATCTTAACCTATTCTTTAGACGAATAAACTTTAATTTTCTGTTAGTTCTGTTGTTTTTCATATTCTTAGTTTATATCGGTTAAATTGTAATATTTTTAAAAGTGCTGAATCGCAAACATCATTCATTATTTCTTTACCTGTAAAAATAAAAATAGGTATTTGAAGTATACCAACTATTACTACGAAAAAAGCAAATAACAAAAATATAAATAAGACTAAAATTCTTTTAAGTATTTTCATTGTTGTTATTTTTTAAGTTATAAGCAATTAAAAAACATAAAGATAATACTAAAAATGATATTCCTCTTTTAGTTTCTCCTACGAAAAGACTTTCTATTGATACGCCAATACAAGCGCATGAAATGTATAATAATTTTTTCATAATCAATTATTTTTTAGTTAAACAAATATACTAATTATTTTCAATATAACGCCTTACGTATCGTATTGGGTCGATAATATCGTCAAACGCTTTTATAACCTCATCGTCAACTACTCCTAATCTATCGTTAGCATACGAATAGTTTTTAAATTCTAAATCAATTCCGTCGCTAACATCGGTGTATACCACATTTGTTGATTGTAGTAAAGTAATACCCGCCATAACCGAACCTTTGGGTTTGTCAATCCCAACGGCATATTCCCATCCGTAATCACGTAAAAGTAAAATATTATCAGGTACTGCTGAATCACAAACAATATCCGCATCAAATGGAATCCCTAATTTTCGGAACGTGTGAATTACAATACCGCCCTCATTATTTATGTTTGCTAATTCAATCGGTTCTAATTTAGCGAGTAATTCATTCTCTGAAAAGTAATTACGCTGGTGGCAATACAGAGTATTTGTGTATTGGTCGTACTTACATTCAACAATACCGAATTTATGATTTTTACCCCAATCGACGCCAAAAAAGGATTTTAATGGTAGTTTTAGGAAATCTTCATAACTACATCGTGTCCAATTAGTGAATACACGACCCTCAACTGCTTCCGTCCATCCACCTAAAACGACTTGATTGTATTTTTTTTCGTCTTTGGATTTTAATTGCTGATAGTAACTAACGATATTATCCGCTAAATATTCACGTTCAACGTCAAGGTATGAAGTATGAATGTAGCAAATATTATCTTTTACAATATTGCTTCCAGCATCTACATTCATACCGCTAAAAAAATGTCTAAATATCCAATGATGTACGGATGCTGGGTTGAGAATTAAAATAGTAAGGTTGCGTTTATCTTTTGACCTAATCGATAAAAATACTTTTTCGTAGGTTTCATAGTCAGGCAATTCTTCTGCCTCGTCTACTACAAAACAATTAAACCCGAATAATGATTTTAAGTTAGCCGTTTGTTGTTTACTACCCGTTTTTATTCCTTTGAACGCTATTCTATTTCCTAAGTACTCAATATGCGTGTTTGTGGAATTAACATGATTTTCGTAGTTAAGAAGTTCTATTTTATCATCTACTTCGGGTTTGATTGAATCGATAATAGAAACGTTTGTAAACCTTGTGTAAAGTACGTTCCACTTGTGTTGTACTAATGCAATCAATGAAAAAACAGAAATAACAAATGATTTAGCTGAACCACGTCCGCCCGTTATAATTACCGTATCAACTTCGGGGTGATTGCCTTGTAGAATTTCAAATAGTACTTTATACTTTTTTGAAAATTTAATCTGCATTATCGGTGTCTAAGAATATAATTGAAGTAGGTGTTGCAATTGGTTTATCTCCACTTGTCAAATCCGCTCTATCCGTCCACCCGTGATTTGACTTAAGATTTACAATACCAATAGCGGTATTAATATTTCCTTTTTTACTGTTATAAAAACAATTCGCCTCAAGGGTCGAAATAAGGCGTTTGTGTTGCTCTTTTAGTTCGGTTGGGTATTTATCTTTAAGGTATGTAAATACTTCTTTATAACTCTTTAATTCACGTGCAACTTCTCCAACAAAATCATATTTGTAAGTGTCTGTTGCTTTGTCGTACTCTGCAACCAAATCAATAGCATCGTTGAAAAACTTTTCAGCATCTTCTAATGTCCATTTTTCAGCGTTGGTATTTCCTTTTGGTGCGCTCATTACTCACAAACTTCTTTAAAATTAAAAACATAACCATTTGCATCAGTTTTAGTATCATCGCCTAAAGTCCAATTATCACAATTGTCCTGACTTGTTTTTTCCATAAATAGAAATTGCTTTGGGTGTCCTTGATGTTCTTTATAAACGAATTTAAAACATCCGCAGTCTTGGGTTGCTATTGGTTCGGGGTTGCAACTTGTTAGAATTAATAATATTGGGATTAGTTTTTTCATTATTTTAGTTGTAAAAAGGTATATGTTCTACTGATTTTGAATCCACAAACAATACTTGATAAATTTTAGTATTGATTTCGTTTGGTATTACTGCTCCCTTTATTTTTATAATCGCTCCTTCTTTCTTTGCGCCTTTTCTCAATGCTATTCCATTATTAATAAATATACATCGCTTTTTACTAACTAAAATAGCTACTTTGCTTTCTAATGTATTATAGTTACAGCTTTTCATAAGTTCAAATATACAATTATTTTTTAATATACGTCAAAAAATTTACGTTTAGCCATTTCGGGGGTAAGGAAAATTTGTTTCATAATGTTATTCTTCATAAATTGCTTGTATCGTTGCTTCTAAATCTCTAATCTTTTCGGTCAATTCTTCTTTTGTGTATTCTTTCCATTCGGAGTTTCTTTTTAATTTGTAACACAAAATTCCATCAATAATTTGTTCATCGTACATGATCTATAATTTTAAATTTTTCAAATACTCCTCAACAACCTCAACCACGTTTTCAAATTTAGCGGTTGTGCGGAATTTCTTAGATTGGGTTAAATTCCGCTAATTTCAAACAATCTTAACGCATCAATATCAGTATCTTCGTTTTGTACTGCATCGATTAAAATATCGGGCATCTGTAACAAATTATCTAATGCGTTTAAAATTTCATCTTTAGTGAATATTTCTGCGTTCTGCTCCACATCCATCCACTCAACCTTTTCTAAATCAATCATTGACTTTGTTAAGTCTAAAAACTGATTAATAGTAGAAACTCTTAGTTGAGAATTTCCGTGTTCAAAACTCCATCGAGTTACAATTTGTTTAGCAAATCCGTTTGTTGATTCAGGTAATTGCTCACTTGCTTTAATAAATTTCATAATTCACTTTTTTAATTACCCGATTCCGTCGGGTGCGGGATTAGTCTTCATACTCAAATTCTTCTTTTATTATATCATCTAAATTTGTAGCGGGCATCATGTCTGTAATTCTAAAAGCTATTTTTTTACACTCTTGAAGTATGTAATCAATTTCTTCTTCACTAAGAAGTTCACAAGTACTTTCTGCTGTAATATCGTTTGCTATTAAAATAGCTTGACACCATCTTTTTGCAATTCTTTTTAGAATTAATTTATCTTTTACCATAATCTACATTTTTTTAGTTAATAATTCCCCATCCTTTTCTATGAGGTGGCTTGATACTTCTTACTTTTTTTATCTACAAATTCCCTTAAATCATTTTCAATTTCGATAGGTATTAACCAATGTATTGTTTTAGTTTTTACATCGGTTTTGTACTTGGGTTTTACACCCGCTTTTCGTTCGTTATTGCCCATAATCAATCTACTGTTTCAACTGTTAAGTCGTTTTCGTTTTTTAAATCTTCTAATTTAGATAAACAAGGTTTAAATGTTTTTGAACTAATTACTATTTTGCCATTAAACCACACTACAAACTTATTTAGTTTGTCGCTAAATGATAAAGTTGCTGATAAGTCGTTTTCGATATTTGACCAATCGATAACCATTCCGTTTTTAATTTCTTTTTCCATAATTTCTATTATTTAAATGTTGAGTACAAATATACAACCCTTTTTTAAATAAACTAATTTAAATTAATTTAATTTACTTTAATACGCTAATTTAAACCCATTATAAATAAGCAAATAATTTGATAGTGTGGGGAAAAGGTT